CCTCATTACTCACCAGAAAGTCAATCTCCTCCTGATACTTCTTCTTACCAAATGCCTTTCTTACTTCATCTGAATACTTGAGCACAAGGCAGGATACCTTGAGCTGTGCCAGTGTGTCATTTTCAATTAACTCCTTTGTAGAAGTGACATGATAAGGATCGCCAAAGTGACCAGTCAGGACAAGTTCATGCACCTTGGTTCCATCTAGTGTTCCTGTTGTCCCAATACGATAAGAAGCATTCTCCAGCATCCCCATAATCTTGTTCAATGACTTTGCCTTGAAGGTATGCGCTTCATCACCAACAACTCCACCAAACTGGCTAAACCAATCTGGTGGGCATAGGATTGCTGATTGCCATGTAGTGATAACAACTCTCTGCTCAAACATGATTTTGTCTTTGCCTGAGTAGATACGATGAACATTCTCTGAGACGGGAAATCCATTCACCTTTGAGTAATCTTGAAAGTCCTTATACATCTGTTCAACCAGTGATGTAGTTGGAACCACGATAAGAAACTTGTCTTCCTCTGTAGCAAGAAAGTAACGCATCAGCAGATAGATGATTAAAGACTTACCAGAACCTGTTGGTGAGACAAGGATTGCCCTACGCTTCACCACTCCATGATGCCAAGCCTGAATCTGATAGTCTCTTGGTTGAAATGGCAATTGCGTTTCAAGATGCGGAGTATCTGGTTCTGGTGGAAAGATGTTCTCATTAACCTTGAGTTTGTATCCCTGAGTCTCAGAGAAACGAATAAGGTCATTCACCAGACCATAGGGGAGGATACCATTGACTCGATTGAAGATTCGTATCTTGCCATCCCAGATCTTGTTTCGAAACGAAGGAACAAATTTGTATCCCGGTGCATAGAAAGTGTAGTGGTCAGCAATCTCCATAAGAATCCCTTGGTCATCGCATTCAAGCATGACAAAGGCTTCGTTTCTCTTATGGACTTCAATCATTATAAATATCTAGCGTGAAGAAAACTGTAAGACTACGAGAGATTTACGAAGAAGCCTACAGAAGAAACAAAGCGAATCCCGCACTTGATATCCATGAAATGGTTCTTGAAATCATCAAAAGATGGAAATCAGAAGGTTACATCATCATTAGTTAGGCACCAGCAGTAAACTTCTTCCAATCGATTATATTTCGGATATTCTGGTGACGCCACTTGATGTTGTCCATGATATCAATCAGAGTATCGATGATAACTTTTTGATACTCAATCTGAGATTCAATCTTAGTGAGTTCGGGGTCAGTCTTGTAGTAATGATCCATGTTTGTCTTGAGTGGTTTGGTCATACCATCAAAGGGATCATACTTCCATCCTCTTTCCTCAATGTCAGTCTTGGTCATCTTCCCTTCAAAGTAAAGCCACTTGTCCTTCTTTGAGGAATCGAATTCCATCTGCTTCTTTTTCAAATTCAATTTTGCAGTGCTGAGAAGAGACAGATACTTCGCATGAAGTTTTGCGGACTTGATGGACGTTTCGTCTAGGTTGATATTGTCAATCTGGGAGTCCTTCTCCCACATATCAAGAATCTCATTTAGGGTCATATAGTATTATCTATAGGATAGCAAAACGGTCATAGCGAAAGGTAACGTCTGCTTGAAGATACTCAACATCTTGGGTTTGAGTAGAGAACTCAACACCACTCAGTGTTGTAGGGAATGCATTCAGAAACTGAAACTGCTTGTTTATATTGTTGTGGCTGGTAAGGACCGTAAGAATCATATCAGAAACAGTGATGCTTTTCTTAGTGACGTTATTTTGAATCCAATTGTAGATCTCACTGTAGTTCTTCATGCTCTCATCAATCATGAAGCGACAACTCATGGTGCCATACTCTACTCTTTCACCGGGAATATATCCAATGTTGCCTCTGTAGGAAGTAGCAACTTCACCAAGCGAGAGATCTGGAATAGTGAAACTGGTCAGGAAGTATTCAACATTCGCATACTTAGTGAAATCAATCCCCAACTTGAATCCAGTTGGTGAAAGCAAATTGAAGTTATCTGTGAGTGTGCTATCTGCCATATGAAGTATTTATAAAAAAAGGGAGTCCCCTTTCGAGGACTCCCATGAGTTTACTTACTTACCTATCCTAAGATTAGGAAGGATCAGAGATGTTGATGTTCTCAACAACGAATCGACGGTAGTAAGGATTGTCATCACCAGCAGAAGCGCCAGTAGCAACAGTTCCAGCAACAAGAGGATTATGAGCAATGCCATAACGGGTCTTGAAGGCAATACGAGGCTGGAAGTTTTCTTCACCAATGCCTTTGACCATTGTCAAAGGAACGTAAGGAGCATAGAAGAAACCAGCATCGTAAGGATTGCTACCACGATAACCAACATTGACAACACCAGCAGAGGCGTAAGGGTCAACGTAGATCTTCATGTTACCAATGGAACCAACGAGTGTGTTCTGACCGTAGTCGGAAGTAACATTGGAACCAACACCAGTGCTGTCGAGCTTACCAGTAGCGGCAAGAGCGGAAGCAACATCAGCGTGAACGATGGCGAGGTTACCCTTACCACGGCGTGTCTGACTGAAGATTGTGTTGGCTTCAAGGTCCAACTGGAACAACAGGGCTTGGAACTTCTCAATAGCCCAACGACCATCAGCATCGATAGCAAGGTCGAAGATACCAGTAGTGGAGAGACCAGTCTGCTGGGCACCGGGCTTGGCAGCATAGTCGAGTTCACCAATAATTTCTCTGTTGATTTCAGCAAGAATCTCCTGAGAGAGAATATTGGCGAGTTCGCTTTCGGCATCAAGACCATGAACAGCCTTGAGATCCTGAGCGAGTTCCATTGTGTATTCAGCCTTCAGGGCGCGAGTCTTAGCAGTAACTGTGCATTTCTCGATTGTGAAACCCATGTTGGCAGTGATGTCACCTTCAGCGAAAGCTGTAGTTTCACCAGCGCCAGAGTCGTCGCCAGAGAATGTCTTATCAGCAACATTGAAGAGAGCTTCAGTGTCACCAGTGGTAACGGCTCCAGCGGCTCCAGCGGAATCGGATTCGTTATAGCGAGCCTTCATTGCAAAGATGAGACCTGTAGGACCAGTCATGGGCTGGACACCACAGACATCATAAGCAATCAAAGAAGGCATGGCGCGACGAACGAGGCTAATGAGAACGGGGTCGCCGTTTGCAGCAGAAGAAGCAACTGTTCCTGTTCCGCTTTCTTCAGTGATGAAGTTAGAAAGCGCAGCAGATTGCTTGCGGGATTCAACTTCAGTGTTTTCGAGAAGCTGTGCAGTAACAGCCATACGATGTGCATCCTTGATAGCAGGAGCTTCGGGATGCTCAAGGATGGACTTCCATTTTTCGATATTTGTTTGTGAATTAAACATTTTTTTGGATCTTTCTAGTAGTTTACGGTTTGGGTTTTTAATTATTTGAACAAACGACTCAGTGAATCATGATACTGTTTCATCTCGGGAGAAAGCCCATCAGTGATGTCTTTCTTTTCTTCGCCTTCAATGATTTGCTTAGTCTCAATGATCTCATCGTTACCTTCATTCAATTCTTTTTCTTCAGACTTGTTTGAGAAATAGGATTCCTTGATGGTCTTAACCTTCTTGGCGAAGGTATCAGCATCAACAAACTCTACATCTTCAACAAGGCAAGCAAGCTTGACACTCTGTGTAGTTGCAAGATTTTCGGACGCTTCAGAGAGAATCTTCTCGCGAGAGAGTTTCTCAACCTGTTCCATGAGTTCGGCAACAACACTAGTGCTTTCTTGCAGTTGACTTTCGAGTTCAATAGCCTTGTTTTCAACCTCTTCATAGAGATCGACTTTGGACTCAGGCACTTCGATGTAATTTTCTGTAAAGACAGTCTTCAGAGCAGACATGAAGTCTTCAGTCAATTCGGAGCGAAGACCAGCATCAATAGCAACTTCATTCTCCTTGACCCATTCAGTGACAACGTAGTCGAGATAGGAGTTAACCTTCTCGGCAAGGTCGGTGCGAATGGATTCAGTTTCTTCAGTCAGTTTCACTTCATACTCAGACTCCAACTTCTCAGTGGCTTCACGAAGCTTGGAAGTGAAGGCAGCTTCAAAGATGACAGAGGCTTTATCCTTGAAGTCCTCAGTGAGACCTTCAGTGGAGTTAACAAGAACATCAAGATCTTCCTTATAAGAAGCCTTCAGTTCTTCTTCTTCTTCTTCCTCTTCTTCCTCGTCGCCATGCTCCATTTCTTTCACAGACTTCTTGGCTTCAGAGACTTCTTCTTCTTCCTCTTCTTCCTCACCAGCTTCGCCGTCGCCTTCTTCCTCATCTTCATGAGCAACTTCGACCTTGGCTGTCTTTTCTTCTACATCTTTCTTGGCTTCTTCGATAGACGCAGTTTCTTCAGTTGTTTCCTCAACAAGTTCTGCATCATTCTGAAGCTCTTCCTCAACAGGGTTTTCTTTTTCTTCCATGTTAGTATACTTCTTTCTGATTAGAGTTTTGAGAGGAAATCTTCGAAGACGTTTTTTTGCGCTTCAGCAAGCTGTGCCGAAGGAGCCTTCTTGATCTCAGTCTCGTATTCTTCAATTTGTCGAGCAGTCAGTTTTCCGTTGTCCCAAACCCAGTCCACGCCTTCCATGATGCCATTTACAAAGGCACCGGGAGCGGAGGGGTCTTGAACGATGTCAACTGTAGAAAGCACGAAGTCGTTATTAACGCGACTCACACCATCTTTCATCTCGACTGTTCCCATACCACGACTAGAGACACCCAACTTCACTCCACCTTCAACGAGTCCTTTCACAATTTTACCCATCGGTGTATCGAGTATGAGTGCCTTTCCAA